AATCTTGTCATCTCCGGGTCGCTCTGCAAGTCCGAACAACGATATCAACGCTGTTCGCAATCTTGGTATTGTTCCACAGGGTTACACTGTTAACCGTCGTTTCACCGACGCAGACGCATGGTTCCTCCGGAATGATACTCCTAATGGTACAAAGCTCTTTATCAGAGCGCCTCTTGCTACCAAGATGGAACCTGACTTTGATACTGGTAACCTTCGCTTTAAGGCTCGTGAGCGTTATAGCTTTGGTTGGAGTGATTGGCGTCAGTACAGAGGTAATAAGGGCGTCTAATCAGACAAACTTATTCACATCTTACTAAAGTGTGAGAGAGGGGGGGATTCCTGTTGGAGTTCCCCCTTTTTCTATTTATACTCAGGGTAACGTATAAAGGAACTTAATACCATGTCATCAAATATTAAAGCCTACTATGTTAGTGCCTCCACAACTCTGACAGATGCCGGGGGAAGACTCCGTGGTGTCAATGTCGTTGGTAATGGGACAGCAGCTTTGGGAAAGGTTGTTCTCAGAGAAGGCGGTCAGACCGATGGCAACATTGTTCTGGAAGCACCTACAATGACCAATGGAAGTAATGACATTTTTATCCCAGAAATGGGTATCCGTTTTAACGATGGTCTCTATATTACTGTCCCCACATCAGTACACGCCACAGTACTAGTTAGTTAATAGAAATGAATACACCATCAATTACAATTATTATTGAAAATGGTAAGTCTGATTCTGACGACTCTGCGCTTTCAGAGCTATACGATGAAACAGATGTTAATATTACATGTCCTGTTGCAACACAGGACGACTTATTAAATTCCACGAACAGGGATAAAACTATTGAGGATCATAACTATGGTCCTGCTGAGGTAGCTGATAAAGCATGTGGTAATTGCGGTTACTTTAATAAGACTGCGGCTATGGTGGAATGTATTGAAGAAGGTGTGGGAAGGGAAAACTCTAAGGAGTCTGATGTAGGGTATTGTACGCAATATCATTTTGCATGTTCTGTCAGAAATACTTGTGATTCTTGGATGAAGGGCGGACCTATTTCTGATAATATTGAAGAAGATGACGAGGAAGACGAAGGCAACAGACGGTTTATCTAGGAGTAAAACATATGGCCATTTCCAGAAATATGACTTCAAAGCAGCTTGTCTCAGGAAAAGCTTCAAAGAAGAAACCAATGAAGCCATCCTCTTATAAAATGGGTGGGGCAGTTCGTAGTGCTAAGACTAATAAAATGGGTAGGAAAAGATAAGTAGATGACCACATCAGGAACCACAGCCTTCAATATGGATATTGATGAGATCATTGATGAAGCCCTAGATATGATCGGGGGTGAATCAGATCTTGGCAAAGAACCTAGATCTGCCCGGCGTAGCCTTAACTTTATTATGACAGACTGGCAGAACAGGGGTATCCTTTTATGGAAGACACTCCTCAGCTCTGAGACAGTTAGTGATGGTGTGGCAACTTATGATATGGAGCCTTCTGTTGTTGACATCATTGAGGCAACGATAAGAAGAAACGGTAATGACATTGAGATGTCCAGAATGTCGATGGAAGAGTATGAAGAACGCCCTAACAAAAGCTCATCAGGCAGACCTATCCAATACGCTGTACATAGAAAACGTGACAACATTACGGTCTATCTTTGGCCCGTCCCTGACAACTCCACAGATATTTTTAGATACTGGCATGTAAGTAGGTACCAAGATTTTACAAAGTCTGTAGATACAGCAGATATTCCCTATAGATTTCTTCCCTGTCTGGTCTATGGTCTTGCCTACTATATGGCTATTAAGAGACCCGGGGTTGATCCTACTCGTATTGTTTTTCTAAAACAGGTCTATGAGGAAGCTCTTATGAACGCCCTAGAAGAAGACAGAGAGAGGGCACCCTTCAGAGCAGTCCCCCGACTTAGAGTTGTTTAAGATCTTATGATTAGAAAATCACCATGGTTTATCAGCGATAGGTCAGGTTTTCGATTTCCCTATGATCAGAGGGTAAAAGAAAGCACCGGTATGGTCGTGCATTTTTCTGAATCAGACGGGGGTTTTAATATTAAAGACCATCCTCAAAATAAATCACCAAGAATAGGACCATCCAGAGTGTTAAGGGATGCCCGTCCGGAAGTATCCGTAACAGCTAATCCTCTTGTGTGGAATCCGTTAATGACTTCGTTTGATTAAATTACTGACAGAGTGCTATACTAACACAACATAGGGAGTTAAAAACTAATCATGGCTATTTCACAGGGAATGAGCATTTCCTTTAAAACACAGGTTCTAAAAGGTGATCAGGATTTTGACGCCAATACTTTCAAGCTCGCCTTATTCACAGACGCTGCATCTTTAAGCTCTGGTACCGCAGTCTACAATACTTCAGCAGAAGTCAGTGGTGTTGGTTACACAGCAGGTGGGAACATCCTAAGCATTGTCACAGTTGTAGCAGATGGATCTGTGGGAATTGTTGATGTAAGCAATACGGCATGGACCACTGCAACTTTCACTGCCCGGGGCGGACTGATCTATAACTCGTCCAAGTCAAACTCAACGGTTGCTGTCCTTGATTTCGGTGGTAACAAGTCTGTAGAAAATGGCACATTCACAATCCAATTCCCAGCCCCTGCTGCTGCCACAGCCATCATCCGCCTAGTGTAAGAAGGGAGCCCAAGAATGGCTCTCGTTGTTAAAGACAGGGTAAAGCAAGATACGACGACCACAGGAACGGGCTCTGTTACGCTCAGTGGTTCGTATAGTGGCTTTGATACTTTTTCTGAAATTGGTAACACCAATACCACGTACTATGTAATCTCAGACAGTGGCTCTGGTGACTGGGAAGTGGGCCTTGGTACCTATACCGCATCAGGCACCACGCTTTCACGAGACACTATCCTGTCATCGTCCAACAGTGGGTCTGCGGTTAATCTTGCAGCAGGGACCAAGGTTGTCTTCTGCGGATACCCCGCCGGAAAATCTGTCTACCTAGATGCCTCGGGTAACCTTGGTATTGCTGGGACTGTCTCAGCAACAAACCTGACCGGTGCCACGGTAACGGCCACCTCGAACATACACACTCCGGCTTTAAGCGCAACAAACATCATTGCTGCTACCATAACAGCCACGTCGAACATCCATACCCCATCCTTGTCGGCCACGAACATCACCGCTGCCACAGTAACGGTGACCACAAAGATTCATACCGTGGCACTCTCTGCAACAAACATCACAGCGGGCACAGTCACAGCCACGTCAATCCATACTCCATCACTTTCCGTGACAAACTTTATTGCTGCGACGATCACGGCAACATCCAAGATCCATACCCCGGCTATCTCAGCCACGACTGTCTCAGCCACGAATATCCATGCGTCTACGAAGATCCACACCCCGGCTCTCTCAGCCACGACTATCTCGGCATCTAATATTCATGCAACGACGAAGATCCATACCCCAGTTCTCTCAGCAACAAACATCATTGCTGGGACCGTCACAGCCACGTCAATCCATACCCCCACACTCTCTGTGACTAACTTCAACGCTACGACTATCTCAGCAACTAATATCCATGCAACAACGAAGATCCATACCCCGGTTCTCTCAGCAACAAATATTATAGCTGGGACCGTCACAGCCACGTCAATCCATACCCCCACACTCTCTGTGACTAACTTCATCGCTGCCACGATCACAGCAACATCCAAGATCCATACCCCAGCTATCTCAGTCACAAACGTCTCAGCCACAAATATCTTTGCGTCTACGAAGATCCATACCCCAGTCCTCTCTGCGACTAATATCATCGCAGGTACTGTGACAGCGACCTCGATCCATACACCAACCCTATCTGTGACAAACTTTATCGCTGCGACAATCACAGCAACGTCTAAGATCCATACTCCTGCAATCTCGGTCACAAACGTCTCTGCCACAAATATCTTTGCGTCTACAAAGATCCATACCCCAGTCCTCTCTGCGACTAATATCATCGCAGGCACGGTCACGGCCACGTCAATCCATACCCCAACACTTTCGGTGACGAACTTCAACGCTACGACTATCTCAGCAACTAATATCCACGCAACGACAAAGATCCATACCCCGGTTCTCTCAGCAACAAATATTATTGCAGCCACGATCACGGCATCCTCCAAGATTAATACTCCTCTTATCTCGGCCACGAATATCTTTGCGAGTACTGTCTCAGCTACCAGAATCCATGCGTCTTTTTTCGTAGCGGTAGCTATCGTCTCCGCTGCGGAAGTTTATGCGAGTACGAAGCTACACACTCCTGCTATCTCAGCTACATTTATCTCGTCAACGCATACCTATGCTTCCAGTAGGCTCCATTCACCTCTTGTCTCAGCTAACCAAGTCAATGCCTATACAGGTATTTATTCACCTATTGTCACAGCCACGAATATTTATGCAACGACAAAGATCCATACACCTGCGATCTCAGCCACGACTATCTCAGCAACTAATATTCATGCAACGACGAAGATTCATACCCCAGTCCTATCTGCGACTAATATCATTGCTGGAACCGTCACGGCCACGTCAATCCATACCCCCACACTTTCTGTGACGAACTTTATTGCAGCCACGATCACGGCAACATCCAAGATCCATACCCCAGCAATTTTAGTCACAAACGTCTCGGCAACTAATATCTATGCGTCTACGAAGATCCATACGGTGGCTCTCTCAGCCACGACTATCTCAGCAACTAATATTCATGTAACGACGAAGATTCATACCCCCACACTCTCTGTGACTAACTTCAACGCTACGACTATCTCAGCAACTAATATCCACGCAACGACGAAGATCCATACCCCTGCGATTTCAGCCACGTATATTAGTGCCACTGAGATCAGAGTCAATAGAGTCTCAGCATCTTCTCTTATAGCAGCAGGAATGACAACAAGTGGTAATCTTAGTGTCGCTGGTTTTGTGAGTGCTGCTCATCTAACAGCAGTCTATATATGTGCCACAAACTATCTAATCGCACCTACTATCTCAGGAACTAATATCCATGCTTCTAATAAGGTTGTTGTGGGAAATACTGTCTCAGCATCTAATATTCATGCAACCACAAAAGTACACACACCCACACTGTCAGCCACAAACATTGTTGCCACCTCGGTTGACACAGATATAGTTTTTGCAATCTCTGGTCAGTACGGAGACGAGCTTGATTCAGGCTTCACACCAATATTTCTCTTGGTTGATTCCCCCTTTACTTTCACAGTAAATACTTTTTCAAGAAAACTGTCAGCCGGTGCAATCGTGGCCTCTGTTATTATCGCAACCAGCGCCGCCGGTACAGAGACCACTGTCACAGGTCTGAATGCCTTGGCAGTCGGTACAACAAAGGCAATCACCACAGCCACAGGCAGCAACATAGTTTCCGTGGGTAGCGCCCTCAAATTCAAACTAACCGGGGTTGCGGCCACAGACAGAAACTTCTCATTTACCCTGAAGTGTACCCGTAGTAATTTTAGTGGGGCGTAAGATCCCACCATGACCTTTTCCACCGCCCCCTTTTCCCAAATACCTTTCTCATCATCAATCGTTCTGATTGATGTAGCGGTTCCGGTCACCGGTGTATCAGCAACTTTCCAAGTTGGTTCTATTGTTGCTGGCGCAGAAATAAAACTCAATGTATCAGGTGTCTCTGCCACATTCGCAGTGGGCACCCCCAGTTTTACCATTGCCTCAAATATCTCTGTCACAGGGGTCTCTGCCACCGTCGAACTAGGAACCCCCAGTTTGGGGATTGTCTCAAATGTTCCTGTCACCGGGATCACAGGCACATTCGCAGTAGGCACTGTCACACCTGTGATTGACCGTGCCCACGATGTATCAGGGGTCACAGGCACCTTCGCAGTGGGCACCCCCAGTTTTGTCCTTGCCCCAGATATCCCTGTCACCGGACTCACGGGCACATTCGCAGTAGGCATTGTCACGCCTGTGACTGATCGTGACCATAATGTATCAGGGGTCACAGGAACATTTGAACTAGGCACCCCCAGTTTAGTTGTTGCCTCAAATATCCCTGTCACCGGG